GAGCGACCGCGTCGAGCGCGTGCCCGCGGCCGAGATGCTGCACCTGCGCGTGGTCACCCGCTGGCCGCAGACCCGCGGCGAGCCGTGGATGCACGCCGTGGTCCGCAAGGTCGACGACGTGAACGAATACAGCCAGCACGAGATCACCGCCGCGCGGGCAAGCGCCGCCTACTTCGCCACGATCAAGACGCCCGAGGCGCCGAACCCGCTTGTCGACGAGACGGCCACCGACGGCGCGCAGACCATGCAGATCGAGGCGATGACTATCCAGGAACTGCGCCCCGGCGAGGAGCTCGACTTCCACACGCCGAACCGGCCGAACAGCGCGTTCAGCGAGTTCATGCGCGCCATGCTGCGCGAGATCGCGGCCGGCGTGGGCACCAGCTACGAGAGCCTGAGCCGCGACTACAGCCAGTCGAACTATTCGAGCTCGCGCCTGAGCCTGCTGGACGACCGCGACGGCTACAAGGCGCTGCAGCAGTGGTGGGCGCGCAGCTTCCGTGAGCCGCTGCACCGCATGTGGATGCAGCAGGCCGTGCTGGCACGCGCCGTGCCTGCGGTGCCGATCGAAGCCTACGCTGCCGACACCGAGCGCTACCTCGCGGTGTTGTGGAAGTTCCGCGGCTGGAGCTGGGTGGACCCGACCAAGGAGGTCAACGCCTACAAGGAAGCGGTCAAGGCCGGCTTCACCACCGTCACCGACGTGATTGCGATGAGCGCCGGCGGCATGGACATCGAAGACGTGATATCGACCCGCAAGCGCGAGCTGCAGATGCTCGACGAGGCCGGGATCGAGGTCGATACCACGGTGGCCGATGTTGTAGCCGAGCCGGTGGCCGACGAAGCCGACGACGACGAACCGGCGCAGCGTGGCCGCGTCGTCAACCTCAGGGGCACGCCATGACCGACCGCGCCGTCAGCCAGTCGCGCGCCTTCAGCATCTCCATCGCGGCCGATGAAGCCGAGCGCGGCGCCGCCGCGTCCGACGGCGGCATCCCAGTCGTCATCTCGACCAATGCCGTCGTCGAAGTTGGCGACGGGCTCGAGATCCTGGTGCACTCCGACGACGCCGTCGACCTGAGCCGCGCGCCGCTGCCGATCATCGCGTCGCATGCCGACGGCCAGGTTAATGTCGGGCTCGTCGACAGCCTGCGCGTATCCGGCGGCCAGCTTCGCGGCACGGCCCGCTTCGGCAAGCGCGCCGAGGCGGCCGGCTACGAAACCGACGTGCGCGGCGGGATCATCCGGTCGGTCTCGATCAGGTACGACCGCCTGCGCGCGCGCATGCGCGGCGCCGTGCTCGAAACCTATCGCTGGCGGCCATCGCACGTGGCCATGATCGCCGAGCCCGCCGACATCGGCGCCGGCTTCTTCCGCGGCGCCGCCGCACCCAAGCATCTCGTTATCGAGGCCGACGAAGCGGCCGCAGATTCCCCCACGGCCGCAGTCGCGGCGCATGAAAGGACCATCGCCATGAGCGAGCAGACAGTGGCCGCGGGCAACCCGGCAGCCGACCCGAAGATCGTCGTCACCGAGGACCACACCAACCGCCCGACCCCGGTGCAGCTGGAGCAATCGCGCAAGACGGCCATCCGCAACCTGGCCAAGGCCAACCAGTGCGATGACCGCTACGTCGACCACTGGATCACCAGCGGCGCCAGCCTCGAGACCGTGGCCGACGACCTGCTCAAGATCCAGCAGGAGCGCGGCGACAAGGCCTCGCGCACGTTCCTCGACATGACGCCGAGGGAAACCCAGCGCTACAGCCTGATGCGCGCGCTGCGCGCCGCGCAGAATCGCGACTGGACGAAAGCCGGCCTGGAGCTCGAGGCGAACAAGGCCATCAGCTCGCGCCTGAACAAGCTGCCGCGCGCCGAGACGGCCTTCTTCGTGCCGCTGGACGTGATGATGCGCGACCGCATCGGAGGCACCCAGCAACGCGACATGACGGCCGCCGGCGTGTCGGGGTCGAACTACCTCGTCGGCACCAACCTGATGCCGGGCAGCTTCATCGAGCTGCTGCGCAACACCTCGGTGGCTCTGCGCATGGGCGTGCAGCGCATGTCGGGCCTGGTCGGAAACGTCACCATTCCGAAGATGACGGCTGGCAACACCGCCTACTGGCTGGCCGACGAAACGACGCAGATCACCGAAAGCCAGCCGACCATTGGCCAGCTCGCGCTGTCGCCGAAGAACGTGGCGGCCCTGACCGAGCTGTCGCACCAGTTAATGCAGCAATCCACGCCGGACGCCGAGCAACTGGTGCTGGACAGCATCGCGCGCGACATCGCGCTGGCGGTCGACGTGGGCATCCTGCGCGGCTCGGGCGCCTCGGGCCAGCCAACCGGCATCGCCACCACGGGCAGCATCGGAGCCTTCACCGGCACGTCGCTGGCCGCGGCCGGCCTGCTGGACGCGCAGGCCGACGTGGCGGCCGCCAACGCGCTGAACGACGGTTGCGGCTATGTCACGACGCCGGCCGTTGCCGCGCTGCTGATGGCCCGGCCCGAGCTGCCCAGCACCGGCACCACCCGCATGTGGCTGGGCAACATGCGCGAAGGCAGCATCTTCGGCATGCCGGCGCTGAGTTCGGCACAGATGTTGTCGGCAACGATGCTGTTCGGCTGGTGGCCGTCGGTCGTGCTCGCCGAGTGGGGCGTGCTCGAGCTGATGACCAACCCTTACAGCGACTTCACGCGCGGTCTCAGCGCGGTACGCGGCTGGTACACCTGCGACGTCGGCGTGCGCTACGCCGGCGCCTGGTCCTACGCCACCAGCATCTCCTGAGCCATGAAAGTCAAGCTGTTGAAGGCGTTGCACTTCGGCGGCGTGCGCCAGGAGGCGGGGGCCGAGATGGATCTCGCCACCCCCCTGGCGTGCGAGCTGATCGCGCGCGGCGCCGTCGGGCCGGTTGGCGCGCCCGCGCCAACCACCGGCCCGATGACCATCGAATCGGCCGAGGCACTGGTCGTCGCGGCGGCCACGCCGAAGAAGGGGAAAGCACATGCTGGGCAATGAATCCACCGCGGCGACGGCCACCTCGGCCATCAACGCCGCCAGCCTGTCGGCCGGCGCCAACAACGGCGGCTGGATCGACACGCGCAACTACCAAGGCGACCTGTTGTTCACGGTGCTGCTCGGCGCCGTCACCGGCAGCGTCATCGTGAAGATCCAGGACGCCACCGACGGCAGCGGCACCGGCTCGGCCGACGTGTCCGGCTTCGCCACGGCGTCGCTGAACACGCCCAATTCGGCCACCAAGCTCATCATGCCGTCGTCCAAGTCGCGCGGCTGGGTGCGCGCTGTAGCCACCGTGACCACCGGCCCCATCCTGACGGCCGTTGCCATGCACGCCCGGCCCAGCACAACGGCCTGACCCATGTTCACCGAAACCTTGTCGCCGTTTTTCAACGCCGCCGAGCTGGGCACCGCGGCCACGCTCGACGGCGCGGCGGTGACGGGCATCTTCGACAATGAGTACACCGAGGTGTACGGCGTCGCCTCGCGCACGCCGATGTTCATGTTGCCCACGGCCAGCGCGGCCACGGTCACGCAGGCCTCGGTGCTCGTGATCGCCGGCACGTCCTACCGGGTCACGGCCGTGCAGCCCGACGGCACCGGCGTCACCACGCTTGCGCTGGAGCGGTCGTGACGCATGCGCGCACCGCGATCCGCCAAGCGCTCGTCGCGGCCCTGGCCGCCGGCGGCACCAGCGCCGGCGCCCGCGTCTATGACACGCCGACCGACGTGCGCACGGCCTGGCCCGCGCTCGTGGTCGAGGATCTCGGCGAAACTCAATCCGCGCTGACGCTGCCCGGCGGCAGCGCTCGCCGCGTCGAGCGGCGCCTACTGCTCGAGGTCACGGCCGAGCTGCAGCAGGTGTCCGGCTACGCCGCCGCGCGCGATGCGCTGGTGGCCGACGTCGAGGCCGTCGCCGTCGGCGCCACGCTGCCCGGCGCGAAACAGATCATCCCTGCCGGCTACGCGCCGGACCTGTCTAACGCCGGTGAACGGCCAATCGTGGTCGGCCGCCAGCGCTTCGAGGTGCTCTACGTGACCACGCAGGGCGACCCGTCAACCACCCTTTGAACGGAGCACCGCCATGCCCGCAGCATCCGGCGTATTCAAGCAACTGGCCTACAAGGTCGAGAGCACCTACGGCACCAAGCCGTCGGCCGCCAGCGCGCAATCGCTGCGGCGCGTTACGTCCGACATCAATCTGGTTAAGGACACGTATTCGTCGAACGAGATCCGCACCGACCAGCAGATGCAGGACATGCGCCACGGCGTGCGGCGCGTGCAGGGCACCATCAACGGCGAGTTGAGCCCCGGCACGTATGCCGACTTCGTGGCCGCTGCGCTGCGCAAGGATTTCGCGGCCGTGACTTCGCTGACGGGCCTGTCTCTCACGGTTGCTGCATCGTCGCCCAACTACACGCTTACGCGCAGTACCGGCGACTATCTGACAGGCGGTATGAAGGTTGGCGACGTGGTGCGCGTCACGGCCGGCACCGGCCTGAACTCTGACGTACTGAATAAGAACATGCTGATCGTGGCGCTGACGGCCACGATCATGACGGTGCGCGTGCTGAACGGCAGCACCATCACCGCCGGCAGCGGCACCAGCTGCACTATCGCGTTGACCGGGAAGAAGACCTGGGCGGCGACGACCAGCCATACCAACAAGTCCTACAGCATCGAGCACTGGTTCAGCGACCTGGTGCAGAGCGAGGTCTACACCGGCTGCCAGCCGTCGACGCTTGACCTCCAGTTGCCCGCCTCGGGCCTGGCCACTATCGGCATCGGCATCATGGGCCAGGGGGTGGAGACGGCCACCGCGCAATACTTCACCACGCCGACCGCGGCCACCTCCACCGGCCTGATCGCGGCCGTGAACGGCGTCGCGCTCGTGTCGGGCACGCCCATCGCATCGCTGACCGGGCTGACGCTGAACGTGCAAAGCAACCGCAGCGGCGACCCGGTCGTCGGATCAAACGTCGTCCCCACGCTGTTCCCTGGGCGGATCTTGGTCAGCGGCCAGGCCACGGCGTACTTCGACAGCGTCACCCTGCGCGATGTCTTCCTGAACGAAAGCGAGGTCGGGCTCGTCATGGCCTTTGCGGCCGACAACACGGCCACTGCAGCCACATTCGCCATTGCGCTGCCGCGCTGCAAGGTGAACAGCCACACCATGAACGACGGCGAAGGCGGCATCGTTGCCACCGTGCAATTTCAGGCGCTGCTGCCGAGCACCGGCGGCTCGGGCTACGCGAACGAGCTGAGCACCATCGTCATTCACGACAGCGCAGCCGCCTGAACCCCCGTGCACCTACCCGCCGGCGTCGCCGCGTTTGCGTTCGGTCTCCTCGCGGTGTGGCGCGGCAGCCGGCGGGCAAGGGCACACGACAACCGCGGGAGAGACCATGACCGACGCATTCGATTTCGAGAGCTTCGAGGACGTAAGTACAGGCACGTTGCACGTCAAGACGCCGACCGGGGCCCCGACCGGCGTGCAGATCACTTTGGCCGGGCCTGAGCACCCCGACCGCAAGCGCCGCATCTTCGCGCGCCAGCGCCGGCTGCGGGCCGCCATTGCCAAAACGGGGAAGCTGCCCGTTGCCGACCCCGAAGAGGACGAGGCCGACGACCTCGACGAGCTCGTCGCCTGCACGCTCGGGTGGGCAGGCGCTGCGGTTCCCTATAGCGTCGAGGCTGCGCGCAAGCTCTACGCCGACCCGAAACGCCGTTGGCTGCGCGATCAGGTCAAGGCCGCGCTTGACGACCGCGAGCTTTTTACGCGGGCCTGCGCGCAGAACTAGTCGCCTTCGCAGAGGCGCAAATGCGACTGAGCGAAACGCAGGCCGATGGCGCCACGCTGCGCGAGCACCTGTTAGCGGCGGCCGCCGCTGGCGCCGGCCGGGATGCGCTGCTCGAGGCCAGGCCGCCGCGCGGCACCGAACGCCTGTGGGATGCGTTCGCCGCGCTATCCGCCTCGCGCACGCCAGAATCCGGCATCGCGCCTACTGAGGTTCTGGCGTGGCAGCAGCTGCATGGCGTGCGCCTGAGTGCCTGGGAAGTCGAGACGCTGGAGGCGGTTGACCGCGCATGCGTGGCGCAAATGCGCACGCAGGCAGCCAGGCGCAGGAAGGCCCGGCAATGATCGGTGCGGCGACCCTCGGCGCGCTGGAGATCAAGCTCCTGGCCGATGTGGCGCAGTTGCGCGCCGACATGGGCAGCGCATCCGGCATCGTGTCCAGCGCCAGCGAGAAGATGAGCGCCGGCTTCGGCGCCGTGTCGCGCGCGCTGGCGGCTGTGGGCGTTGGCCTTTCGGTGGCCGGCTTCACCAGCTGGGTCAAAAGCGCAATCAATGCTGGCGACGAGATGAAGGCTTTCTCGCAGAAGACCGGCGTCGCCGTCAAAGACGTGGCCGGGCTGCAACTGGCGTTCAAACAAGGCGGGGTCGAGTCTGCGGCTCTCGAAGCCGCGCTGGCGCGCATGACGCGCGAAATGTCCAACGGCAACACCGCATTCAAGACGCTGGGCGTGTCCACGCACAGCGCTGGCGGGGAACTGCGCAGCGCCAACGATGTCCTCGTCGACACCGCCGAAGCGCTGGCCGGTGTCAAGAACGACACCGAGCGCAGTGCGCTGGCCATGGACATCTTCGGCAAAAGCGGGTCGGCCCTGCTGCCGGTGTTCGAGGACGGCGCCGCCGGGTTGAAGGAAATGGCGGACATGGCCGACAAGCTCGGCTTGTCGATGTCGGAAGAGGCCGCCAACGCGGCCGACAGCTTCAACGATACGCTCGAGCTGCTCGGCGCCGCGACCGAGGGCGTCGGCCGCCAGGTGGCCGCCTACCTGTTGCCGGCACTGAACGATGTGGTCGGCGCGTTTCTGGAGTTCGTGACCGAGGGCGACAGGGTGCAGGCCGCGGCCGACGGGGTCGCAACCGCGCTCAAAGGCCTGTACAGCGGGGGCGTTTTGCTCGTCACGACGCTGCAATCGGTTGGCAAGGCGCTCGGGGCCGTGTTCGCCGGGGTGACCGCGGTCATGAATGGCGACTTCAAGGCAGCGATGAACATCGGCGGCCAGTGGGTTGACGACATGAAGACCGACTGGAAGAAAGCCATCGAGAACATCGGCACGACCTGGGACGGATCGGCCGGCAAGTCGACGCGGGCTCTCACGAGCCTGGCCGGCGGACTGAAGAACGCCCGCGACGAAACGGACAAGCACGAAACGGCGACCAAGAAGAACAAGGAACAGATGCAGGCCGCGAAAGCGGCCATTGCCGCAAAGGAAACCGCCACCAAGAACGAAGAGGCTGCCACGAAGAAGGCGCGCGAGGAATACGAAAAGTACGCCACCAAGTTGGATGCAGCCATCGACGAAGTCACCCGCGCCACGGGCGAGACGGGCAAGAAGACCGAAGCCCAGAAGCTCGAGGAAGAATGGACCAAGAAGGTGAAGGATCAAACGATCCTGGCTACGGAAGAACAGAAGAAAGAGGTGGGCGCCAAGGTCGCGTTACTGGGGAAGTTGGAGCTCGAGAAAACAGCTCGCCTCGAGCAGGAGGCGCGGCTGAATGCCGTTTATGACGAGCTGGCCAAACAATACGCCGCGCAGTGGGAAGAGGTGCGCGCGCTGGAAAGCGGGAACGCCGAATTGCAGACGCAGCTCGACAAGCTCGGGCTGAACGAAACCCAGTTGGTCGACTACGAAGCGGCGCTGCTGAAGGCCAAGGCGGAACAACTGGAGTTGAAAGCGGCGGAAGAGGGCGGCAACGCCGCGCTGGCCGAACAGGCACGGTTGCTGCGCGAGCGCGCTGGCCTGCTCGTCGAAGGGGTCGCCGTCAAAGAAGCGCTGGCGGCAAAGGATGCGTGGGAGCAGACCACGACGCAAATCCAGCAAGGGCTGACTGACAGCCTGTACGACGCATTCGAGTCCGGGAAGGATTTTTTCGATACGTTCTGGACCGGGCTGAAGAACACCTTCAAGACCACCGTTCTGCGCCTGCTGATCGACCCTGTGATGAGGCCGATCAACGCCGCCATCGGCACGCTGCTAGGCGGCATGGCGGGGCCTGCCAACGCTGCCGGCGGCGGCATGCTCGGGGGCCTGGGCGACATCTTTTCCGGCATGGGCACCATCGGCGGCATGATGGGCGGTGCCGGCGGGCTGTTCGGCGCCGGCGCCGGCATGACGATGTCCGGCGGCATGGGCGCCGCGCTCGAAGCCGCGGGCGCCGCGCTGGGCAACGGCTCCATCATGGGTGGCCTGGCCATTGGCGCCGGCGCGCTGGCCCCGATTGCTCTTGGCGCCGGGCTGCTCTACAGCATGCTGCGAAAAGAGCGCACCCCGCACACCGGCGGTGCGGCCACGGCTACCGCGTTGGGCGGCGCCGTTACCCCATGGGCCACAGCCACCGGCGACGGCGGATGGGTAGCGCGCTCCGATGAGGGGGAGGCCTCGGCCCTGGCCATGGCCGGCGGGGTGGCCGGCATGCTGCAGCCGCTGGCCACGCTGGGCGGGCTGCGCGGGCGCATCAGCGTGGCCACCGGCTTTGCGGACGACACCAGCGGCGACGGTGCCTGGGGCACGCTGCGCATCAACGCCGGCGGGCGTGAGCTGGTCGACTGGAACGACACGCGCAATACCAAGTGGGCACCGCGCGTGTTCGGCGACGGCGCGGCCGGGTATGACCAGTACGTTCAGGCCATCGCTACCGACACGCTGCGCATCATCCGCTCGCTGCGCCTGCCGGAGTGGGCCGCCGACATCACGGCCGGGCTGAAAGACGGCGCCACGCTCGAGCAGATCGGCGAGGCGGTCGAGCAGCTGCAGAAGGTGTCCAACATCCGCGACGTGTTCAGTGGCCTCAGCCGCTTCGGCGGAATCTTCGATCAGATTGCCAACAGCGGAGACGATGCGGCCGTGGCGCTGACCGACATGCTCGGCGGAATCGAAGGGCTGACGGCAGCCGCGAACGCCTACATCGGCGGCTACTACTCGCAAGACGAGCGCATGGCCATTCAGGCGAAGCAGGTTGTCGACGCGCTCAAGGATGCCGGCGTGAACGTGGGCAGCCTGCGCACGCGGGCGGACTACCGCAGCGCGCTGGAAACCATCAACCCCAGCGCCGACAACATGGGCACGGTGGCCGCCATGCTGCGCAATGCCGGCCTGGCGGGCGAGGTGTTCGACTATCTCGGCACACTGGAAACGGCGCCCGGCGCGCGCGGCAAGACGCTGTTCCAGCTCTCGCAAGATGCGCCGGCCGTGACGGTACTCGATTCGCTGACCACGGCGCAAGACGACCTGAAGACCGCCGTGACCGATGGCAACGTGGCCGTGAAAGACGCCGTCAGCGCAATGCACCTCGACGTGGCGGCGATCCTCGGCGCAATCGCCGCCAGTTCTGCGTCTACCGCGCGACAGTTGACCACCTGGGACGATGGGGGCGCGCTGACAACGACCCCGGCCGCGT